AAGCTGACCAGTTCATGCAGTACATGCCACCGGCCATCAGGCAGCTTCTGAGCAAACACCGCTGCCGGGGTCAGTCCAAAGTCAAGGCCGATATGAACCGGCACATTTGGCTCGGGCTCCAAGTCAGCCGCCATCATCTGGTCATTGAACTCGGGCCAGACCGGACGCCCTTCCTGCACAAAGGTATATTCGCCTTTGGCATAGCACTGAATCCAGTCAAGGTTTTTACCGCCCAGAAGCTGGTCATAGTATCCGGTTGGCAGATTCCCGAGGTTCTCGGCCTTCGGATTGGTCTGCCACCACCGGCCAGCCTGATGAATAAACCCCTGCGCCTCGGGCATCTCTTCGGGCAGTTCTTCAAGCGGCACCTCCAGTACACCTCCCGGTTGCCGGAAAAAGTCCCAGGCAAAGCGCCCGGTTGGCCGGTCTTTCTCAGCTAGCCGAAAGTACCAGTGGTCGTCGTCCATCGGGTTGCTGTCCATAATTACACCACGCCAGCTAGGCCCACCATCAGCCTTGGTCGGATATCTGCCCACACGGTGCGTCAGCCCGTCCACAACTGCTTTGGGAAGTTCTCTAGCCTCATTGACCCATGCCCCGGTCAGCTCAAGAGACAAAAGTTTCCGCACATCTTTGGGGTCATCGAGCGCCAAGAACAGCACTTCCATATCAATCCCGGCAGCACCATCACGCGGCGGCAAGGTGATATGATGCGTGATAGGCGGTGAATATTTGACCGGCCCCCAGACATGCTCGGGCAACAGCTCCAGCCACGTCTTCAAGGTTGTCGTGCGAAGCATCGGATGCGTGTTACGAACTATCGCCCAGCGGCTATACTTCACCCCATCGCGAGGGGAAGGGCGCTGCTGTACCGCCCGCCGGAATATCTCCGCGCAGCAGGCATAGCTCTTGCCACTACCCACCGGACCCATCAAACCCCTTACAAACGCATCACTCTTGAAAAACCGCGCTATCGTTGGCGCAGAACTGAAATCAAGTTTTAGACCCGCCGGTATCTGCTTTTCCATCTGGCATCACCATTTCAATTGCTACAACACTAGGCTTGTCAGCCTCCTTTTCCGTATCCAGCAAGCCGGCACTCTTCGCCAGCATCTGTAACACCCGTACCTTGTCAATCATCTCAACCTCAACCTGGTCACCATTGCGACCCGGCGTAATCTTAATCTTCTTTACCGCCCGCAACGCCGCATCCGGTATATCCGCAATATCCTTCAACCGAACCGAACCTCCCACAATATCCACCACATCCGTTATCTTGCTACTACCCAGACTCAAAAGCTCAATAGCCAGCTCGTCACGGTTGTCGTAAATCAGCTTGCTGCCCTTCAACCGCTTCCTGACCTCGCCCATGGCAAACCGCCCATGCGGCGGTACACGCTGACTAGCCATTGCCCCACGGGTCCGTGTTCTGCTTCGGAGCATCCTCATCAAACGCCCGGAGCCAAACCTCACCCTTCGCATCCGGCAACGGTAAAACCTCCAGCTTTATGCCGCTAATCGAACCGTCATCCTTCAAGAACACCGCGCCAACATTCAGCCATATAGGCTTGTCACGACCCTCAACCTCTTTCGCCTGAACCAGCTTCTTTCTCATTTGTCAAAACTCCCTTAATGAAAAATGGTAAAATATTTTTGTGTGACCCCCCCTATACGCGCACAGGGTGGGGAGGGGTATGGTCGCCTTTTTTTCTGCACGATTTCTGGCCGTCGTTGCCGCGCTGTACAAATTGTAGCCGACCGTCTGGTGTTTGTACATCATGGCATCCGCGTCCCCGCTACAACCTTGTTGATTATTCCCTGTGCATCGATTGGCTTGTCCTGTTTCTGCCTGCGGGTCACGAAGTATTGCAGGCTCTGCGGTGGCTGCTTGTTGTTCTTCCGCTGCCAGTCCAGCAACCGTGACGCATCTGCTATGAAGTCATCGACATCCTTGTACATGCCGAGCAGCTCACGCGCCAACGCCTCCTGTCTGAGGTCATGTCGGAAGGCCACTTGCCACCTTGCCATCAGCTCATGTGAGTAGCTTATACACAGCTTTCTACAATCAACTTCACTAGCTCTTTCCTCTATAGTTCTATGTTGTAAGTTACTTACAAGCTGTGCCTTGTGGGTTCGCACAAGCTGGGGCTTGTAGCTGGCATCTTCTTTACACAAGCTGGAGCTTGTAGGTGCAGAGTTATCCACAGCCTCTTTGGCCGCGTTTTGTTTACGTTTGGACTGCTGACCTTTGGCGCCTTTTGCGACCTGTTTGATGGTATCCTCGATGGCTTCCTGTTCCTGTTCCGGTGTCTTTGGCTGTCTGTCTGCCCAGGCTTCTACGTCCTTGAAGCTCATTTGCGGGTCGTAGATGACGCGCCACAGTGCGCCTTTGTGTCCGTACTTACGCCGCTGGTCTTCTTTACGCAGCTTTTCTATGTAGCCCCACTGAACGAGGCGGTTCATGTGCTGGCTGACGGCCTGCTGGCTTGTACCCATGTAGCGGGCGATGCTGGACTGGTTGACGTAAAACGTGGCGGTCCAGTTCTTTGCGTGGCCGCAGCACTTGGCGAGTATGAGCATTGCGGTCGGGAACCTTGCGAACCTTGTATCGACTATGGCTCTGCCGGGTATGACTGCGACGGGTCCGGGGCTTTGTTCTTCGCCGTGGCCTTTGGGTGCATCGCGGATAGCGTCTGGCGTGATTTCAGATTTTTGCACGGCCAGCCTCCCACCTCAGTTTGGGCTGGTCATAAATGTCTTGCCACTCTCGGCGGCGTTCTTCTCTTGACCAAGATTGCGGCTTAGTTTTTCCGATAATCTTCCATCCAGCTCCTTTAAGTGACGCTCCGCTTTCTGTCTGCAATGTGTATGTCAGCATCCTTGTGCCGCCCATTTGCTGCCAGATGCGCCAACATCTGGCGTATAAAAAAGAGCAAACATTCTTCGGCGCGCTTGGAATCACACACAGCCTTGTAACTTCAGCGGTCCAGCCATCGTCCATTAAACGGGCCACCGGCCTACCGACAATTGCTACGCCGACCATTTTGTCTTCATACAAACAGCCTATGGCAAACTTGCCGCCCTGCGTCGGTTTGTTATGCCGGTGAAAGTGCAACACAAATGTGTTTGCCTCGCGCAAGGATATTGGCATTGGCGTGATGTCACTCTTCTGCATCATCAGCCTCCGGGTGCGTATTGACACAGACGCACAATGTCCATTGCCCACAGCCATAGCCGTCTGGCTCCCAGCACCAGCCGTCATCGCAGTTGTGCTTGCACGGGACTACATCTTCAGCCATCACGCACCGCCTTGATTGTCAGGCCGATTTGCATGGCTACTTGCGGCATGATGGCGTTCCCAAGCCCCTTCAAGCGGCTAACACGGTCTTTGACCCCTGTTGCTACTCTTGGAGGTTCGTCCACCCCACTGGGTAGCCCATTAGATATTCTGCAAATTCCGGGTTCAACTGTGCTGGCGTTTTGTTGGGGTTGTCTGTGTGTTGAACTGCAACATCCAGCGTGTCCCAACTTACCTTGCCGTTCCTCATTCTGCCGCCGAGGTAGCCGCCCTTGCCGTCCCTTGCTGTCGGTGTCGGCCAGAGCCGTGGCAACAATGAACACTCTGTTTCTGTGATGTCGCGCCCCTGTGATTGCACCGCTTGGAAATACAAACGGCCTTGCGGCGTAGCCCTGACCTGCCAGATCATTGAGTACGTCATCGATGCCAAGGGAAATATGCCCAAAAACATTCTCGAAAACTGTAAAAGCGGGTCTTTTGTGTGCAATGATTTCAGAGATGTGCGGATAGATATGGCGTGGGTCTTGCGCTCCAAGGCGGTTGTTTTTCGATGCAACTGAAAATGGGGGGCAGGGATATCCGGCTGTGAGGATGTCACAGTCTGGAACAAGTCTTGCTGGGTCACTAGCTAACTCCTTTACATCTTCAGCTATCGGCACATCAGGCCAATGCTTTGCTAATATTTTGCGGCTCCACGGCTCGATGTCACAGAACATTAGAGGCTTGGATAAACCAGCCCACTCAAAGCCAAGAGCAAAGCCGCCAATGCCACTGCATAAATCAACGTGCTTCATAAGCTCAGCCATGTGCCACCTACCAGCTTTCTGGCGCGTTCTATGGGCAGCAACACGCACTTGGCCCGTGCTGCCGGGTCACCTGATGCAACGGGCGCAAGGCCCATTGTCTGCACCAGCTCCTGAACTATGCCGGTCTTGATTATCCAGACCTCGTTGCCAACGCCGTGTATCCACAAATCCGGGTTGGATGCTTTGGGATGTATGCCGCGTGGCTTGCCGCCGTCCCATGTTTGCAAGGCAAGGCGGTTGGTTGACGCGGCCATCGCATCAAACTTGCACTCGCCGGTCACCTGATGACTGCCCCACAATGGCACATCAAGATTTATGATAAGGTCATAGGTGCGCTCGGTAGGCTTCCACGCGTCGTGCCCGTAGCTTCGCAATAGGTCAATCACACGGCGTTCGAACGCTTCGCCCTGGCTCTTTTTATCGTGCCAGAGGTCAACATCAAACTGTGCCTTTTGGTGTTTGTACATTGCGGTCATACTAATACTTTGCCAGGTGGCTCTGGATGCGTTGCACGGTTGTAAGACTGACCACCTTGTAGTTTACCTTTTTACCGGGCTTGGCATTGAGATAGGTGCGGGTTGAGCGCGGGTTGTCACGCGATGCGGCGAGGGGATGGACACTGCGAACCCGGTGATTCAACCAGGCCAGCTCTGCTTTGAACTGTTCCAAAGTCATGTCAGCCGCGCTCTTCATGGCCGGTCATCCAGCTCTAGCTTGACCGTGTCATAGGCTTGCTGCCATTCATGCCACTCAGCCATACGCTCACGGTATTTCTTGCAGCCATGCCACACGGTTGTATGGTCACGGCCCAAAGCATTGCCGATATCGGGCAGGGACTGATAGGTCAGCTCATAGCACAGCAGATAGATAAGCTGCCGCCACTGGGCAAGGTCGCGCACCCGGCACCGGCCCAGCAATGCGCGGGTGTCAATGCCAGCATAAAGGCTAACCGCAATCACAACGTCGCGGACCTGTACTTTTGGGGCGATATCTCGCAAATCCTCACACCGGGATACAAAGCCTCGACCAGCTTTTTTTTCAGGCGGTAGATGTCCGTCCGAAATCCCTTCACGTCCTCGACTACCTGGCACCCAGCTTGTCCGTCTGGCCCGGTGGCTGTTGAGTCCAGATATCTGAAATCTGCTATGTAATCGCATACCTTCTTTCCCCCTATCGCGCAGCGGATGCGCGGATGTATTTCCAAGTGACTGATTTCGCCGGCATCCAGCCGGGGTTTCAGCGTGTATTTGTAGTGCTTGGCCTCGGCCAGACTGTCGAAAGTGTAGCCATCAAGGCTGACCTTCTTGTTTCTAAACTTGCTACGCGACACGGCCTGCCGCCTTTACCGCACGTTCAAGGTGTTTCGTGTCCGGCAACTCGACCGCATCTCGCAATAAAATTTCTACCAAACTGGACAAACTCCGGCGCTCAGCCTTTGCTTTTGCTTCTAACTGGGCCTTCAGCTCCTCACTTACCCTACAAAATAAGACAACATTTTCAGACATTTGTACGTTTTCTCCATGAAAGTAACGTCTAGGTCTTGTACAATTGCTAGCACAGTGCTATCTATTGTGTATAGACGTACAGAATGCGAACGAAACACGTTTATTGCATATTTTTTAGGGAGGCATCTGATGTCAAAAGAATGGTTTACAATGTGGTTTCAGGATGGCGGTGGACGTACCGCTATTCATGGGAGGCGAGAGCTTCGCCTGTTTGCGAAACGCTATAGCTTTGATGCTGATGAGGTCATCAACCAAGGCGAAACCTCTATGCTAGATGAGGATGACAAAACCATTGGCGGTGTTTTCAAGGAGGCATCTGATGCTTACAACAACCAGAAGTGACCACGGGGCGATGCATGACGGCAAGTATGCCGCCTATGTCCGAGTATCTACCGACGCCCAAGATGTGGCGAACCAGGAGCATGGCATCAAAGCCTATCTTAACGGCGGCGACTTCGATGTGAAGTGGTATCGGGAAGAGGGGGTCAGCTCCGGCGAGGACTGGCACAACCGGAAAGAACTGCACCGCTGTCTTGACTACTGCCGCAAGCAGGGGGCAACGCTCGTCATTTACTCTATCAGTCGTATGTCTCGTAAGCAGTGGGAAACCCTGCGCTTTTTTGAGCAAGAAATTTTGCCCGGCAAAATCAAGCTGGTGGTTGTTGATGACCCAACGCTGGATGAAACCACCATCGGCTTTAAGGCCATGTTCGCACAGCATGAGCGTACTTTAATACAGCAACGCACCAAGCTGGCGCTGGCGCGTATCAAGTCGGAGATTGACGAAAAGGGCAGTTACACCACTCGTGAGGGTAGGGTAATAACCAAGCTGGGTGTGCATGAGAATCTTGAAGTCGCAGGCATGAAGGGTGTCGCATCATCCATCGCCAAGGCTGACGCACGGGCAGGTGATGTCTGGCCTATCATCCAGAACCTGCTGGAGCGCGGCGTGTCTCTTCGCGGTATCGCCAGAGAACTGAACAACATGGGCGTGGCTACACCGACCAAGCGCCGCAACCCCGACATATCGAAACGTACCGAATGGCATGCGTCATCGGTCAGAAACTACATCAACCGGATGGAGGGTAAGTAAATGAACAGCCATATCAATCAGGACAATGACTGGGCTACAGCCCCGCCAACAGACGCAGAATATGCTGGTGCTTTTATGGAAACCCAGTACATCAAATCCATTGCAAAACATCAGCTTGCAATCTTTAACCTGCGACAGAAACGTGCCGCAACGCGCTATTCGCGGTGGGCATGTTCATCCTCGCTTCGAGCTGCCTTTGGCAATCTTATGCTCGTGGGTTTTATTGACAACCAACCTTACACGATTACAGAGATTGCAGACCTACTGAATTGTTCACGCCAAGCCGCAACACAAATGGTTGCAGACTGCATTGCAGAAGAGTGGATAACAATGCAAAGCAAACAAAAATACGTTGGCACAGCTTGCATCCTAGACAATCACAAAGATTATTTGCGCGTTTATCAAGTAGCGACAGAACAAACAGACGTTGTTCAAATGGGTCAGGCTTATCGCGCATTTATGAAGTGTAAACCCACGTTACATTGTAACAAGACCTTGCATAGCGTACAAAAATAGCACAAGGGCTGAACGTAATGAGATTGACACGCAAACAGAAGCTCAAATTAAACCCGACCGTATCGGCGCTTAGACGCGGTCTGATGGCTTACAAGCGCAGAATGGATTTGCAAATGTGGCACATCGACCACCTCGACCAGTCAATCGAGATTCTCAAAGGACTTACCGAAGGGTTGCAGCGGATAAAGGCTTCGAACAGTTTGCGTAATGTTGATAAGATGGTTCATGCCCAGGGCGAAGTTATCATGGCGAACAAAGCATTTGCTCACATGACGCCTAGTGACCCACGCCCACGGGGTTCTGAAAGTCTGGTCTATGACCCTTATCTGATTGACACAAGAGGTCATAAGGATTTGCAAGCAAGACAGGATTTGGACGAACCCCATCAAAAGCCAGACGGTACATCTTGACTTTGTCAAATAACGTCTGGGAGCTGTGTGATTGGTATTTGTTATCTACGGAGGGTTACATGCGTAAATGTCGCATAATGTATATTCCCCCAGTGTCGTCTGGGAAACAGGCAAAACAGTCCAGCCTGTATAAACTGACAGGGCTGACAATCTTAGCAGTCATCTTAGCCATCGGGTTTGTCGTGTACATGTGGGCCTTCATTTGGTTCTTGTGTGCGCTCGACGATGTGTGCTTTGCCGCCAACACAATCGGGGGGCTAGCCTGATGCCGAAGCTAACTATTACAGCCGAAGAAACCGGCAGCTCTAATGCAGCAACAATCGTGTTGCATAAAAACAAGTTTGGCAAAACCCGCCAAAATTTGTTGGACGAGGTGCGAGCCATGAGGGCAGGGGTTGAGGTTTTGCCAACTCAGATGAATGAGTGGGCGCTTCGTCGTGGCACAGAGCTTGAGCCTGCGGTGGCAAGACTGGCGCAGCAAGAGCTGGAAAAGATGACCGGCGGCACCGTTGAGATGTGGGAACCGCGAGATGCCTTCCGCGTCAAAGACAAAAAGATTGCCAGCTCTGTGGACCGCATCATCAATCTGTCACAACCTCTGACATTGCAAGGTCATACGTTTCACGGCGAAGGCATTTGCGAAATCAAGACAGACTTCTATCACCAGGACAAACTGGTGCCTGACTGGGCGGTGCAAGTGCATCATCAGCTTATTTGCACTGGTCTGGACTGGGGTATAGTCGCCTGCTTTTCACAAAAGGGTAAGCTGCACTTTTATCCGGTGCCGAAAAATCAGGCACTGGTTGAACAAATGCTAAAAGCCTATGCTGAGTTTTGGTCAATGGTTGAGAGCGGCGAGGACTATCCTGTCAGTGTGACAGCACCGGCACCCGAGCTGGTGGACATCACCGAGATGTTGCCGAGCACAAATCAGGATGTGGCACAGCTTTGCAGTGACTACCTCAAAGCAGGCGCCGAGGAATCAGCGTGGAAAAAAACCAAAGCAGAAGTCAAGGACGCCATTGTCGTGGCGCTCGACAGCCTTGGTGTGGAACGCGCCAAGCTGCCCGGCTTTGAAATAAAATCAATAACAGTAACGAAACCAAAAAAAGAAATGGTTGAAACCGGCGAGACTTACGAGAGCCTGAGTTTCAGCGTAAAGGAGATAAGCAGTGAGTAAGTTGACGATATTAGAACCTCGGAATCTGACCGAGGCCATGCAGTTTGCGGAGCATATATGCAAGTCTGGCATGGTTCCCAAAGACTACCAAGGCAAGCCACACAATACTTTGGTTGCGATGCAATGGGGGTATGAGCTGGGGCTTGCTCCCATGCAAGCCTTGCAAAATATCAGCGTCATCAATGGCAAGCCGTCTATCTGGGGTGATGCCATGATGGCACTTGTCAAAGCGCACCCGGACTATCGTGGGTGCCACGAGTATATAGACGGCGAGGTTGCTGTGTGTGAGGTCAAACGCGCTCTTCCTGATGGGGATGTTGAAGTTACCAAGCGCACCTTTTCAATACAAGAAGCACAGACAGCCGGCCTGATTGGCAAGGGCGGTGCCTGGAAGGCTTACCCAAACCGGATGCTGGCGCTACGAGCCAGAGGTTTCGCCTTGCGTGATGCGTTCCCGGACGCACTCAAAGGCATCATCACGACTGAAGAGGCGAAGGACTACCCAGACTCAGAAAAAAATCAGCCTATAAAGACCGTACAAGCACCATTGGTTGGGTCTGAGGGTGATACTGTAGAAAATATCCTAGAGGCCGTCAGTGAGGCTCAGAGCGCCAGCAATGACATAGAACCTCCAACGATGTTGACACTGGCTATACCGGGGCGTGAATCAGAGCAATATCAGATGCAAGAGGAGTGGGCGGCGAGATATGCGGAGCTGATGCTGGCGATGCGGCAGGCTGAGAAGCTGCCTCATGCTACGCGGCGAACCAAGCTCAAAGAGCTGGAGCAAGTCAACATAGACGCGCTCAACAGTCTTGACTTGGAGCTGAACACCGAGCTGAAGCAGAAGCGCCTTGACTACAACAAGCAACTATCAGTCGAAGAGAAGGGGGGCAACGATGACCAAAGCTGGCCTAACTCCTAAACAGCGTCAGGTGTTTGACTTCCTGCGCCTGTATCATAAAACAAAAGGATACTACCCATCAGTGCGTGAGATTGGTGTCGGCCAGATTGATGGGCAGCAAGTCATGCAACAGCGTACCAGTCCGACATCAGTTCACCGGCATCTGTTTGCTTTGCAGGAGCGGGGCTGGATAGCCGTGTTGCCGGGCAAGGCCAGGTCAATCACAATTTTGTGAGCGACTCGTCGGTTGTATCCAACGGTTTCATCAGGCTCACCTGATTCCGTCGAGCGCGGGGGACGGCAACGCCCCCGCCTTGAAAATTCTTCCTACGCATCGGCGTTCGTTTATTTGAGCCTAGTTTTATAAGCCCTCTTTTTTCAGCCTTTCTAAGTTCGCCCACAATTAGATTTGCCATTTTGTTTGGGTCAATCATGCCTTTGCTCCTTTGGCCTTTTCACCAACCATCCCGTACGCAATCGCAAACGCTTGCTTGCGGGGCTTGCCTTCCTTCATCAGCGTCATTGCCTTGGCGGCAACCTTCCGGTCGAACTCTTTTTTCTTTGCTGTCTTTGCCATTAGCTTTTCTTCTTTCTAAATAAATCACCGTCAGCTTTCTTTACTGTTGCCTTACCTTTCGCATGGGCCTTCAGCCTTGCCACCGCCCACTGGTGAGCTGACATGCCAGCTCTACTACCACTGGAATAATACGCCCCCAATCCGCGTTTATAAATCTTGTTCGCTCTTTCTGCGCCAAACATTTTTTGATACTTCGCCGGTGCTGCCATTATGTTTTGCTCCTCTGCTTGCTGATGCGGTCCATCATAGCCGGAGTCAGCATGCCCATTTTGTAGAGGCGTCGGGTCCGTTTGATTTCTGCGCGAGTCTTGTCTGGGTTCTTACTACCGGCGATGTACTTTTTTGGGATACCGCTTTTCTTATCTTTCGGCACCTTGTCAAACCTTCTCATTTGCCAACCCCCTCATTCTATCAACCAATCGCCTTGCTCTGTTTGGGACTTGTGTGTACCACCGAGAGTCAACCATTTCATCTGCCGCCGCGCTCCAATCCCTTGCGTCAATACCCGCTTTCATGCCTTTAAACTTGCTGAGTCTGGGTCTGCCCATGTTAAACATCATATTGGCTATGATGTGTTGCGCCTCTTCTGGTAGGTCATCAAAATCAGGATACAACACTTTGCACTCGTCAACGGTTATAGCCATATCAAGCGCAAACAATTGCTTCACCCGTTCTTGCTCGACTACTGCGCCAACAGGCTTGTTATACTCTTCGTCATTTTCTGTAATCAGGTGACCAATCCCGCAAGTTGGCAAACCGAGATGGTCAAGATATATCTCGTACTTGCAACCTTCATCTTCGGCTATCTCTTCGCGCAGCTTGTCCTTGTTCATTTGCGGAATCCTTTGATGCCCCGGATGCCGAAGCTCGCACCTATGCTGGCGTACATCGCCCATTGAAACCACTCTGGTGTACGAGACAGTGCGGCAAAACCATCTTCAACGTAAGGCTGTGTAAAAGGTATAAAGCACATGGCAATGATGACGATGAACAGGATAGTCCACGCTTCATCCTTCCAGCTATTGTCACTAGCTTGAGCCATGATTTTTTCCCAGCCAGCTTCGTGAGTGGCTGCGACTTTCATTACCTCGGCTTCGGCCTCTGCTTTTGCTTGAGCGACTCTGCCTTTTGCCTTGGTCTGTTCAACCTTGCTCTCCATCCAGCTCCCAGCCAGTGAGGCAATTGGGCCAATCAATGCTTGTATCAACTGCAATTCTCCTGTGCCCCACAATCGAGCGCCTCACACGACGGGTGCATAAAATAAAATTCATTGTTTGTTATTTGCGAAAACATGCCCTCACTGAGCAAGTGATAACACTGGCTTTCAAGCATCGGCTGATTCAGTTGTATGTGGCCTATCGGATGATTTACCGAGCCATCGTTGCCAAACATTGTGATGACTAAGACAAACAAAGTTTCTACAGTATGATGTATCTCTGTCATTTTCTTGCCATCCACGCGCTCGTTCCCATGTAAGCGCCTACGATACCAGCTCCTGATATGTAGAAAAGGTTGCTGATGTCAGATAGAGCTGCAACCCGGTCAAGAGGTACAAAGAACATCGCAAGCGTAAATGCACCCATTGCAATCAATGTGAACCGAGCCATGCGTAGTTGAGCTAAATGCTTTCGCAATTCTGTTTCTGTTTTTTTAATATCCTTGATGTGTGAAAGCTCTGCATCGCTGACGATGCCATCGCCGTCTTCATCGTATTCTGCAAACTTACTTTGCTTTTGCAGTTTTTTCTGAGCCATCACACCCTCGAAATAAAACTAAACATCAGAACGAGCGCACCCGCCCCAACCGCAATAC